CAAGCGGTTGAGAATTTAACCCCGTGGCTACCTCTCTGATGAGTCCGGATAGTACACCTTCTTCAAAGACAACCTCTTTGATACACTCTTTGATGAGGGGCTTTAAAATTTTTTGTAGTTCTTGTTTTTTCATTTAAAGAATATCCTTGTATAGTTCTTCGTCCGACATTTCATCGTCCGACATTTCATCGTCCGTGAAATTTACTAATTTTTGTCCCTCTTCTTTCTTCTTATCCAAATACCATTCTACAAATTCCCTTATTTTCATTATATCGCTCAATTTTTTGCCCTTAGTGGCTCTACTAACACTGCCATCTTCGTCGAAGGTATTCATTAATTTGACTATCTCTTCGATACCATCTTCTTTTGTCATTTTCTCAAGATCTTTGCGGTTGATTCGGACTACTCTCGCAAGAACATAAACCGGGATGTTGCTATATTTTCTTTTTTCCATTTTTCCGCCGAGGATGAAGTCTTTCACAGATGATGCCACAACTGGTGAAAACTCACCTTCTTTCATAAATTTTCTAAAATTCTCAAAAATCAATTGATTTTTGTCGTTGCTTGACCACTTGTTGTTCATTTTATTTATCTCCCAAGATGCTGTTTAAAGCTCTGTTAATTCTATCGGCTTTTGTAAAAATGTTTGGCTCTTTATATTGCTTGCCCTCTCGAAGGTTCATAAAAGCGTTTGGTGTTGACGGTTCTGATACAAAATCAAAACAAATAAGCTGAAAATCCTCTTCAACTGCGACACAGCCGTCATGCATTTCTCTTACGGACCCAAGACCCCTAGAAGAAATTCCGAGTTGACACCCGCCTTCAACCAGTGATCGCAGTATTTTTCCCGAAGGGGTGTCCAGTACTTTAACTGTGCCTTTGACCTCCGGTCCTTCCATCCAAATGTTTGTTACAATGTGGGAAGCATTTTTTAAGTTAATAACCGAATCATCGGGATGATCCAGCTCCCCAAGTGCACGATTTTCTTTTACGAGTTTTTGATAATTTTTCACTTCTCTGATTAAAATATCTTCTGGGTACACTCTCATATTCCCATTGGGCTTTGCAGCACACTGCATCAGCCCGGTAAGGTACATTGCACCATTTTTTTGTATATCTATTTTCTCTGCCTCTGTGAGGAGGTCTTGGCAGACACCGCCTTCACACAAAGCATAATATTCTCTCAATAAAACCTTGCTCATTCCTTAATCCTCTCTAAAATAGTCAGCACCCGTTTTTGCATCGCCTAACACCGCGTAGCATCCATCTTCTAAACATGTCGTCGCTCCTTTGTGTCCAACTTAAAGCCGGAATCGCCAAAAATCATATTTAACACATATGATGTTCCAGAGCTTATACACCCGCAAATTAAAAAGTTCGCGACTGATAGCTCAAATATAAATAGTTCCGTACAGGGGCTTATGCCACATAAAAATATCCCCACCCAAAAGCCCATACACATTGGACATGACCAAAAGTAACCTCGTGGGCGAATTCTGTGAAACACCTTGCCGTAGCAAAGAAGCTGTGTCATTCCGTATGATGCTAGAACAAAATATAGTAGAGACACTACTTCCTCTCTTTTCCTTCGAGCATATAACTCATCCAATATGGAGCGTAAGTATACCCAGGGCGGATCGAGCCTTTTTCGGTAGATTGGGGAACTTCCCCCAATTCCGTAGAGTCCTCATCTGTGGGCTTTGTAAAATAATCATCCAACATTTCTTCATAATCTTCAATATAATTGTAGTACGGAGCCTCTTCTTTTAAAAATTTATAAATTCCATAAATAGCATAATCGATCGAATTTACACCCTCGTCTTGGGGGGTCGGAATCATACCCTCTAAAGAGCCATAAACATTTCCACCTCGGATTGTCTCATAATCTACGACACCCTTGCGTTTCAGAAACTCAAACAATCTATTTTGGGCACCGTAGACAGTTTCTGAAAAATCATCTTTTGCAAAAGTTACAATTTTGCTTTTTTGGGGCATTATAACAATATCCATCTCGTTGTGGTCGAAAATCATAATATTTCCGTCGATCGATTTTCTAGCTTTCAACTCCAATGTGACGGTTTGGGCTGCAGAATCGTTCCCCAATTTGACTAATATTCCCATTATTTAAGTTCCTTGACCAGATTCTGGATTTTTAAGATCTCATGCACAAACTCGTTATCGACAAATCGCTTAGAGGTATTCTCCAGCATGTTAATAACCTTTTTTGCTTTGTTTTCCATATCCTTGTCTTCTCTAACCTCTCTCAATTCCAGTGATCCCCTTACACCTTCCAGCAATCTGGGAATCTCTTCATTCAAAAATAACTTTAAATCTATCCCGTTGTCTGCGAAAGAAGAAACATAATGCTTCAGCAAATCACACTGCTCGGGTAAAAGAGAATTTGAATATTTTTCATTGAACTTTTTAACAAAAGTTTTATAAGTCAATCTATCAATTGGTTTTAACAACTCTTTTTCTCTGGCCGCCTCGGAGATCATTTTTTCAATAAGTTCCCCTTCCATAAGAATCCTCTGCCTTGTCCTTGTCTTTGGATTGAATATCAGAGAAATAGTAGCCAAGTCTTTATAATTTGGAACAAAATTTGAAAACACATCCGGAGAAATGGTTTTATTAATCCCATTAATGACAGCTGACTGCTCTCTGAACAGCTGCTTGGGATCTATATTTCCCTTTATAGTGCGAGACTGAAAGATGACCTTTTCGGCAGTGTACTTATCTACTTCTCTGGTTTCCAAAACGGACTTATATAAATCTAAGTCTTTTGCCAAAGCGGTGCCACCCTTGAAGTGCTCCCTAATTAATTTGACAATGGTCGACTGCTTCTTTTTATCACCCTCTACCATAGCTTTTGTCAGCTCTCTTATGATTGCCTCATAAATAAAAGCTGTATTACGCTTTTTGTTGTGTTTCATCTTCATCTGTTTGGTTCTCCGAATGTTCTAATTCTTGAATTAGCTTGTGGACTCTCGTACTATTCTCAAAAAGAGAAGTTTCGTCTCCGCCGTGATAAATAGGTTGTTTAACCTCGTAAATCCCCCTAGAAAGACTGCGAAGTTCCGAGGATCCCGGTATGATGTCCTTTGGCTTGGGGACAGCGATTGCTGAATAGTTTTGTTGGCGACCCGATCTGGAATCCCCTCCTCTCAACTCTTTGGAAACATAAGCTTTTCCCTTAGCCCTCTTAGTTTGTGAGTTTTTGGTAGTTCGCCTGTCTCTGCCATCCCGGTCGTCCCTCTTGGCGGGTGCCGCCAATAGCGGTCCAGCCTCCTCCTCGGCCGGTGATTCCGGTGCCTCGTCCTCTGTGCCGAGATCTTCCAAATCTAGCCCCTCTTCATCTCCGAGGTCGAGTCCGCCAACATCGCCAAGGTCTCCACCGAAGTCGGCGGCGGCTTGCTCACCGGCTGCCTCTGCAGTTGCATTCAATTCAGCCTCGTATTTCCTATCGTGGAACATTTCTCGCTGGTTTCGTACAAATTCCTCTTCAGAAAGGCTGAAAATATTTTGTGCTATCCACCTGCGAGAGAAAAAGTTCTCTGTTGCACCGCCCGCAATATCAAATTTGACTTTCCAGTGTTCCAATTCTTGCATTTCTGCAATTTTTGATGGATTATTAAGACCCAAACGGAAACTAACCAAGTCATCACCTCGGAATCCCAAGGTGTAAAGATGAACGATGCCGATCTTTTCTAATTCTGCAACTACTGCGCGCTGGAGTCTCTGAATTGTGCGGGCGAAGCGCACATCCTTTTGCGAGAGGGTTGTTTTGTCCTCTGCAGCCTCCTCGCCAGACGAAAGATATGCAACGGGTATTTTTAATGCTGAAAACATCTTGTCACGAAGGTATTTAACATCATCGATGTCGCCAGTAAATTGACCTCCCTGTAGGGTTTCGATCTTTGATGACTCTCCGCCCCGGACTGGAATAAAATAGTCCTCCTCAACAGATAGCGGATTATAGCGAAGGTCAACACGACCAGTGTTAGCATCAACTACCTGGTTTCTCTTCATGGAGGTAATCGTTTTTTGCACAAATGTCTCAACATCTTGAGGGGCAATGTTTCCCACATCGATATAGAACACTCTCCTCTCAGAGGATCGAACGATCCGATATGCCATCATTGCATCTTCCATCAGCACAAGCTGGCGCCAGATGCGGCGGGCTGGATCTAGCACGGAAGTTCCATATGGGGTATATTTATCATTCCCCAATACTCGGAAATGGGCGATTTGCCAGTTTTCGAAGGTCATTCCTGCAGAATTCCACTGATATTGGATATAATTTGGGTTTGTTGGATCTTCTCCTTCCATCCTTTCAACTTCTCGAAGTGGGATGGGAATGACAGATTTGACACCGATGGTATCATCGATGTCCATATAGAGAATGAAATCTCCATATTTGCACATCGAGCGGCACCAGCCGAAGAGATTGTGATTAACATTTAATACATTTTCGTATAAAGAAGATAAGACAGCCTTGATTTCCTCGTTTGAACACTCAATGTTTAGCATGGGAGACAAAGCAGAGTGGGTGGTCATTTCGTCAGCATAGATATCCATTGCCGAAGCTATTTCGGGCATATATTCCATCTGCTCATAATCTACATATCTTTCAGCACGGTTTTGTTGGGCCATGATCTTAGAATGCATGACATCAAAGGGAGAATACTCCGCTTTTCGAAATTGCTGGCCAGATGCAGATTTAAACTGTGTCGAATATTTGTCCAACGCAGTTCTTCTGATTTTTCTATTCATCTGGGTTCGCCAATTTACAATTGGTCCAGAGAATAGCCTCGTCAGCCTCCTAAAAAGTTCTGACTGGGGATTGTTGGGGTTATTTTTTCTATCTGCCATCTTTTATCCTTTTATTAACCATGAATATTTTTTATAATCATCTTTTGCTTGAAACATTTTTTCGTCTAAAGTCTGCTTCCTATTGTATCCTTGCATTCCTGGAATTGTTGTATTTATTTTTGTATCAACTTTAATTATCGATCCTAGACAAGCTTTTTTATAATCTGATTCCTTTTTGTTTACCGACAGTGCTGTGTCTTTAACCCAGCATGCAATGGCTAGTGCCATTGTCAAATCGTCGTTGTAGCCCCTCATTGCTTGGGGTTTGCCATTATGCCAAATAAAAGTTCGCATTTCATTCGAAAGGCGAACAGAATATACTCTAATTAGTTTGTTTCTTATGAATTCTTCCAATTTTGCAACAATTAATGGTCTCGTCTTAGAAGATGTCGTAAATCCTGGGACCGCAGAGTTATTTGTTTCACCCTGATAGCTGTCCACAAACTCATGAGTACTCTTTATTGAATAATATAAGTTTGGATACTCCATATCAATGAGCTTCTCCAGAACAGATATGCCGATACCGACATTTTCCACCACAAGGAGACAATTTCCGTATTCTTTGCCCGCTTGTGATAAGATATTCGAATACATATCGAGGCTAGGCTTTCCTTGATATTCGGCTACCACCTCCATCGTCTCCAGCTTTAAGATATGGAATACAGAATAATCCGCTCCGTCTCCTCTGGCGACATCGGCTACTAACAAATAAGAACTATCTGGTTCGTATTTTTCCCAAATCCACATATTTCTGTCAAAACCGGTTCTATATTGCGGATCGCACACAGAAGATTCTAGCCATGCGATATCATCAGGGTGTATCACTGACTCTCCGGAAGTGTTGAAATTGCATTCTAATTCTTGTGCAATCTCCCTTCTTGACATATTTCTGGTTTCCTTATCAAACCACTCCTGATCCCTTTCTGGGTGAACATCCCACGGCAAATTAATAGGGTGAAAGTCGTTGGAACCTTCTGCCGCCTCGGAGTATACCTTGTGAAACCAGTTACCAACACCGTTTGGGGTAGATAGCGCGATAACCCTACCCCCAGTTGAAATCGTGGGATATAGACCTGCCCACAATTCATCTAGATTCTCAACATGGGCAGCCTCATCAATAACTAATAAAGAAAGTGCCTCTGAGCGACCCGCATCTCCCGAGGTAGAAGCTGCCTGTATCTGAGAGCCATTAGAAAGCTCAAAAGATGAGCGATTATCTATTGATATCTCCGAAATAACAATCCATTCTGGGAGATTTTTCATTATTGCTTTGACTTTTTTTACCAAATTTGAAGCAGTTTTGAATTTTGTCGCCATGACAAGAATATTTTTGTCGCGGTGAAACAACATCAGCCAAACAACATATCCAGCAGCGATAGTTGAAATACCAAGCTGTCTTGCCTTTAATATAACATTAAAACGATAGTCGTTAAAATCTGCTAAAAGGTCAGCCTGATAGGGATAGGTCTTGAAGGGGATTAATCCATGGATGGGGTGGGAAATTCTAGCATAATTATTCGTAAAATAAACGGGATCTTTGCCGCATTTTAATATTTCTGCTACTATCTCTTTTTTAGATAATGTGTAAGACATTCCTGCTTCTTATTTAAAGGAACCTTCTTTCAAAAACTTTTGATACTTCACATCGATTGGGTCAGTAATTGCTTCGCCGAGAGTCTCAACACCCTGCATGCCGCCAATTTTAAACAGCTTGTGACAAAGTACGAAAGTGCGGACCCTAGAAGTGTTCTGGACAATACATATTGCCTCGCCCTGTGGAGTAAGTCTGAGTGAGTTGCTCGTAATTACCTTATATTCCTTTTTCAAAAAATCGGCAATTGCTTGAATTTTGCGCTCACACTCTTCTTCAAAACCCACGGCATAAACATCCGATAGACGAACATTTGCCTCGTAATTAATTTGAAGCATATCTCCAATAATCTTAACCCCGAACCCATCAGAAACACGGCTATCGATGATAGGACACCCCTCTTCACGGCCTAGACCAATCTCTTTGGTGTCTCCGGAGACGAACCTCTGATCATGTGCCCCATCGTAAGCATTCGCTGCTGCCTGATTGATTCCTTGAATTATTTCTAATGTTGTAGCCATTGTTTAATTTCCTTTATTTATTCCCTGTGTTAAAGCACCCAGAACCTCTTCTTCTGACATTCCAGATTGAATCGCTAAGGTGCCGATGGCAATAAGAGCATCTCTGGCACTTGTCGAGAATGTCCCAAGATCTGGAAGTTCTCCAGATGAGCCACCCAATTCAGCAGCCTTGCCCCAATATTTTTCTCCGTCCGTGTCACCAAATGCGTCTGTTGGGGCGCCTTCGATAACCTTTCCAATCTCTTCCTTAATAATTCTTCTCAATTGTAATTTTGTAAGTTTCATAATTTTATTCCTTTTTGTCGCCTGGACGCCACCCTGTGTTCCATCTAGTCTCTCTTCCGTCGACCCATTGTATATAGCACTTAAAGCAACAATCAAATTTTGCCATGTAAACATCATCCCTTAATTCAAAAGAATAGGCTTGACAAACCGGACAATTTCTATTGTCATCCTTATTAAATAGTTTTTTGGAAATTAAAAAACCATCCATTTCGATTTTTTCGTTTTTTTCTTCTTGTCTTCTCTCTTTTTCATATAAATCTTTGATTTGCTGCTGATATTCTTTTTCTTTCTTATCGTTCCAGTCAGCCTTTGGGTGTTTGTTAGTTTCTTTTTCATTTTTTTTCGATATGGCGACCTCATATTTAGCAATTTCGTTTAGATCTTTTTTCATTTGTTCACCGCGTAGGTTATACCAACTGTCGCCAGTACTCCAGCGGCAAAACCTCCAACTATGCCCCAAATTAAAGCATTTGTTCCAGGCTTTCTCCTGATTATTTTATTTAACTGCACAATCTCAGTATTCTTCGTTTTCAGAGTCGACTCATAGTAGTCCTGCTGTGTCTGGAGTGAAATATTTAATTGCTCTATATCTAGGCTAAATTTCTTTTCCTGCTTGTTAAGTTCGTAACCTAACTTAAGTCTATATTCTTCTTTTAAAAACTCGTGATTTGCCAACAATCTGGCTGTCGCATCTGGATCAAAGAGGGTTCCCGTAAATGGTGCTTCATGCCCCTCTTGTATGAAGGAGAACTTTCCTTCGGCGGCCTCGGAAGTGTCGAAAGTTCCCAAAATCCCCAAGGCGAGCAGTATTAATGTTCTATTCCACATACTTAAACCCAAATTGATTCTGAATTTCTTTCGCCAACTCTTTTGGCTGCTCTTCGAAGTCTCTTTTAAATTTTTTAATGCTCTTTTCTTTATTTTGTTGCAGCTCTTCCATAGCTTCGCTGTACCTCTGGTTGAGTTCTGCCAACTGCTTTTCGTAATTTGCGATAGATTCCTCACGGAGCTTAAGCTCCCTTTTGTGGAGGGACTCCATGGAAGCCAACTGGTCTTGATAACTCAAAGTCATGACCTCCATTGATTTTCGCAATGCGCCAAAGTCGTTTTTAGAAACGAAAAATAGGATAATCACGGCGATAAGAGCAATAACTTGCCAGTTCTTCGCCACGAAAGAGCCTATTGATTTAAACATTTCTCCAAAATTGATATTAACCAATTTTACCTCTCTTGTTATACACTCTTTAGCCTGACGATTGCATCAATTACGGATTGTCCGCCGATATAAAGGGCACTCAAGATTAGCCAATCGCCGCTATCTAGGTGGGAAGTGAACATCAGAGCGGTTGCAGTGGCCCAAACAAGCAGTTTTCTCGAAACCAGCTTTTCCAAAACCTTATCAATTGCACCTTTTGCCATTTCTGTCATTATTACTATACCTCCTTGGCTATAATTAGTTTATTTTTTAAATATTTACTGATGCGAATCCATCTTTTTTATCTATGGTGATTTGCATATCCACACAGTCCTTCAAACTATCTAGATGAGAAATCAATAGAACTGTTTTAAAATAAGATTTAATAATCGCGAGAATATCAACAAACCCTTGCATGTTATCCTCGTCAAGGGCTGTTCCGGGTTCGTCTAAAACAAAAATGTCGCCCTTTGGTAGGCTAGAAACACTTAGCAAAGCCAAGCGTATTGCCATAGCACCAATAGTCTTTTCTGCACCAGAACCCATCTCCAAGGGTCTTGGGTCAAATTGTGGGTGCTTAATATTTATATTTAATTTCTTCCCGTCATCCTCAAAGAAAATCTCAAAATCTACAATATTTGATAAAATTTTACCAATCTCCTCATTTATAACTGGCAATTTTTTGCGAATTACATCAAAAGCGATGCCATTCGGGTGCATGCACCTCATATATAAATCATAAGCTGAAAACTCTTCTTGTAATTCTAAATGGTAGCTTTGCTGATTTTTTAGATTTTTCACTTTCTCTTCTAGAGATCCCACTGTTTTATAGAGAGCAAGAATACTTGAGGCACATTTATCACTTCTTGTTCGTACTCTCTTTTCCTCCCTCTCCAGAGACGACAAGCTTATACTGAGGCTTTCCAAATTTTCGATTGCCTCCCTATTCAGCTCATATTCAGATAATTTATCTTCAAGTCTCGCGATTTCATTGTCAAGGTTGGTAATGCAGGACTTGTTTCTATCAATCCTCAGATCATGATTGGTAATTTTATTTGATAATTCGTTTTTCTTATCTACTATTTCTTGATATTTTTCAATTTTAGTTCTAATGAGCATTGGATCAATTTCATCTATTTTTCCACTCTTTCTTTCCACCTTTTCATGAAAATTTTTAATTTTTTGCTCATTTACCGGTATGTTCGCCTTTGAGGCATATGCATCCTTGATAAATTTGCACTTTGGAAAGCTTGTTCCACATGGAATGCCATCAAGGAGGGTCACTCTTTTTTTGTTGGACTTCAGCTCGGTGTCCTCTGATTGAATTTCTTGATTTAAGTCTTTGATAGCCGTTTCTAGTTCGTCAATATCTTTCTGCTTCTGATATAATTTTTCTTTATCGAAATTCTGCAGAAAATCGCAGATTGCCAGATATTCCATCTTATAAGAATCTCTTTTTTCCACAAATTCCTTATTCTGTTCTCTGGTTGAGAATAGCTGGATCCGCTTATCCTTCAATTCTCCCCTTACTGCAAAAACATCTATAATTTCTGCAGGGATTGAGCTTATTTTTTCCTGAATGTCCTTTGTTTTCTTCTGAATGTCAGTGATTTTCTCTTTGTGTGTTTGGCATTTTAAATTTTGTAGAGATAAATCATCTTCCGATTCGCGAAGAGTCATTTTCGCCTCTAAAATTTCCTGATTAAAATCTCGGTCTTCTAGCTTTTTTAGTGCACCCCTAGTCGCAGAGACATCTTCTTTAGCTAATTTGAATTTTGTTTCGAAAAATTGCAAATCTAAAAACTTAGCAAGAATCTCCTTTCTTTTAGTAGAACCCTCATTGATGAATGCTAGGGAGTTAAGTTGGCTCGACATGGAAGAATATAAGAAATCATCTAATGTTCCAAAAATTTTACGGATGTTTTTGTCAGTATCGTTGCGAGTCAAGCCATTTAAACTTATTTTATTGTCCTCTACGGGACAATAAGCTTCAAAATTACAATTTGTTTTTGCCTCTTCCGTCGTCTCTCCCTTTAATTTTCGAATATATTTATCAGAGGTCCGCTCGATATAATAATCCATGTCTCCGATAGAAATTTTAGCAATTGCGGTGCAATTGGACTTATTCTGATTGATTATGTTTAGGTTCTTACGATCATTTTTTGAAGTTGAGTTAAAGATCGTATATAATAGAGAATCAACAATGCTTGATTTTCCGGAATAGTTTTTTCCAAAAATACCAACTACACCTTCAAGTGTATCAAAGTTAATCGAGTTTGACTCACCGTAATTAAATAGATTATCAAATCTTAAGGAGCGGAGCTGCCAGTTAATGTTTCTTGAAATTTCCTCACTCTCTTCCGCCTCTTTGTTATATTTTAGATTAAGATTTAAAACTCTTTTCAAAACATCGTCTTCTACTTCGTAATCCTTGATGTATTCCTTAATGAGCTTTTCCTGGATTTTTATATCTCGGAGGTCTTCGATTTCTAAACCCTTAGTTATATCCTCTACACTTCCTCGTTGCCCAGAAGCCCGATTTAGAAACGAAATGCTCTCTGGGCGAAAGCGCCTCTTGGCAACATCTAGTGCCTTTTTCATAACATCTAGTGGTAGATTATTAGCAGAAACGAGCCTTAATCTACTACCTGGAGAAACATTTGTGCCCTTTGGCATTTTTCCCTTTGGGGTGAGATTGATCGTCACAAAGGGTTTTGGATTTTTAAGCTCAATGTGCCGACAAGTAAAGTTTTCTTTATCTTGGATGTCCCATAGTAAAAAGCCCTTATCGTTTGTTTCTCCGTGATTCTGTTGCACCGTTGACCCGCAATATCTAATCCGGCCCGCTTCGTCTAATTTTTGATTTGTTTTGTGAATATCTCCCAGAAAAGCGTAATCATGACCTTTAAAAATATCAATAGGGTGTTCGCCGTGCTCCATAATATACCCAGTATCAGTCTTTACTCCCGAGATCGACCCGTGATATAGGGCGATATTTATTTTATTGGGGTCTGAAGGGGTTGTCCAATTATCCTCATCAAAAACAGATAAAACATTTATGGCTACCAGATCGCTCAGAATCGTTTCTCCAGAATCCTTAAGCAAATGTAGGTCCGGATGTGCTAAAGCCGTTGCAATGGGGGTTAGGGCATCCTGACGGCTTGAATTCTTTAGGTTTCCGTCATGATTTCCGAGGATAACATAGGTCGGAGCGATATTAGCCAAATTTCGAAAAAAATCTACACAAATCTCAACGAATTCCGGAGAAAGCTGAGTCTTTGTGTGGGCGATATCCCCGCAATGAACAATGTAATCTACATTTTCCTCTCGAAGTTTTTCATACAATTTTTGAAATACGATCCCGTATTCATAGTGATATTTTAAATTTTTAATGTGGGTATCTGCTATGTGAGCAATTTTCAAAACTTATCTCCTCATTTCCTACAGGGTGCTGGAGACCCTGTTAAAAGCTTTTTACATTTATTACAAACAAATTCCGAGGATAAGTCCCCTTCATTTAGTGAATAATCAAATGTAATCTCCTCTAATGGCTCCATATCTCTTAAAGCGATTATTTCATAACCAGAAATTTCGCAAGAAGGGTCACAAGAGTGGTTAATATAGATCCCAATTTCATCTTCAACATGAATGTTTTTCGAAACCCTTATCGATGTTCGAGTGGGTGTTTCTGAAATTTTTAAGCCTGACAAAATGTACACAACATCTCCACGAAGTGCCTCTTTTGAGAGGTGGACGCTTCCAAATCCAAGTTCTTTTTTTACATAAATCGACATATCACCTCACAGTGCATTAATAGCTGTCACGAGAGTGTCTTCTTCTCTTATAAGTTGTGCCTTCTGGCTTAATTTTTTAAACTCTTCTTTGGTCATATCTCCGACATCCCTGTCGTCCTCGTATTTTATTTCCCTAATTTCTATTCCATATTTTAAAAATAATTTTTTAATGATTTCTGATTTCTTGTGAGCATCTGGGTCCAATGCCAATAAGACCGGAGTATCATTTTTGACAATCTTTTTGAAAATTTCGGAAGTTTCCCTAATTGTAGATCCTAGAATTGGAATAGCATTTTTAGCTTTTAGGGCATCAAATACACCCTCCACGATCGTGACCTCTTCATCAAAATCAACATATAATTCATTAAAAATTATATTTCTGCTAACGGGCGGGTTTATATACCTCCTATAGTCGCCTGCGAAAGTCCGTGCGATGAAATAACTTAGGTCGCCATACATATCAAATGATGGGATTATAATTCTATTTTTAAATTCTCCGGCTGAACAATAACCGATTTTCCAACGAAGTATGTCTCCGTCATCAAGCCCCCTATTTGTTAAATATTTTTTTGCCAATTTTCCAGATTTTGATAAAGATTTTGCTGTCAGGCTATAAAACCCAGCTGGTAAATTCAATATTTGGCGAGTTTCTTCACATTGATCCCTTTCTTCGAAAAGCAAATCAAATTCACTTAAATCTTGTACCTTACCAGATAGCTGTTTCCATTTTTCTTGTTGTGAGAAAGTACCGAAGCGCCGAACGAGTCTATATAAATTTTTACCTCTCGCATCACAAATCCAGCACTTATAAACATTTTTTTCTATGTTGACAGAAAATTTATGCTTATGGTGTTTACAATATGGGCAGGCAAAGAGGTGTTCGGCACCAGATTTGCAATACCTGCCAAGTATCTTGGAAATTATAGAGAACTTTTCACTCATAATATGAGTATAGCACAATATATTTCATGTGTCAAGTAATATTTTTTCTCCTGCTTTGGCGACCACCACCGCGTCGGCGATATCATAACAATATTTCTGCACATTTCCATATCTGGTATATTCTACTTCAAATTCTTTTGTTTCCAAAAAGTGTTCCATGACAACTTCTTTCGCCTTTTTTCCTCTGGGGACTTTTATTCCGCACTTTGATCTTGCGGAGATAGGTGAGATGTATTGGGGTTCCAATTCTAATAGCTTAAAACATAGCCATGAAACAACACCGTTAAAATTTTGTAAAGTTGACATTGTTTTTGCCGTTGAGCCGCCCCTACGAAAGAACATAAGGGCTTGCTCGATAAAGATATGTTCTATTTTTTCTTTTTTTAAATTATTAATTATATAGTCTTCCACCACCTTTGCCTTGTGGAGAAGTCCGGTAGTTTTTCTTAAGTCAATATAATCTGTTTTGACAATTTTGTCGTCTTTTAAAACACAAACACCAACAATGCTGGTGCTGATATCCAACCCTAATATCATTAAATATCCAATTTTAATTTGAAAGTTAAGTTTCTATTTCGTTCTTTTTTAATGGGATTTGCAACCGTTGCTATTCCTATTAAATTTCTATCTTCATCGTAAATTCCTATTTTGGAAATATATGTAATTTTCTCGAAAGATCCCGTTGGATCAGCATACGACGAGCTAACAAGGTTCTTAATTGCCACAGTGGGATTCTCGGAATAAATTGTGCTAGCAGTTATAGGGGTATTACTTTGCCCGTATTCTATATATGTCGGGTTATTTGAATGATTCATTTCTGCTTTGTCTGCATGAGCGAACATTGTCAATGTGGGGATCTTATTTACACCTTCCATTACTAAAGAATAGCTAGATGATGGGATGATTCCAGCTGGTATGTCATCATTCGCACCAACGGAGAAATTCAACCAAGAAGAAGTCATTAGATTTCCAACATCATTTAAATAATCTCTAGCAATCCCGTCTTCCAGCCCCCAGCTGCCAGTTAGCACCAGAAAACCCTCGTTATATAGGACGATGCCAGCAACAGAGCCTGAACCAACACTCCCTACCGGACCTACCTGTACAAGTTCTCCATTACCACGTTCGTCTTTTAATTTTCCAATCAAAGTTCCAGAGATATAATACTCCAATTCAAGACTTGTCTTATTTAGGGAGCTTCCATACAATATAGAAGGAATAGAGATTAGGTTTAAGGGCTGAGTCTCTTTATTTCCAAGCGAAGAGCTGTAAGAATAGTGTTTGCTCAAATTAACATAATAATTCAGAGTGTTTTTTAGAGCGACCACTTCTGGTCGGCTTTGGCCAAGCTGATAATAGTCCCTCTTTATGCTTGCTGATAACGGATAGCTTCCCGTAATTGTATCGCCATATAGAAAATCACTATTAAAAGTTGTTGTTGATATCGTCTTTGTACCGACTAGACTACCGCCCTTGGTCACGAACGGATAAATTAGTCCCGTATCAGACTGGTTCCTGTCGACGTTCATCTCGTATAGTGAAACAAACCCAACTGGAACATTGGGGACGGAACTCGTGAATTGTCCCGCTAATTGAGATTGATTATTTCTATATACTTTCGAATCATATACTTCAAATGTTTGCTTTGGATTTGTTTCCAAAACATTATACAGTATGTCTTTGCTTTCAAATTTTTTAAAAGTCATATCAGCTATAATTAGTCTCTATGTATTAATAATCTAATCTTACTCGCAAAGTTAATTCATTGGTTGGGTCTTTTTTGAGCGGTTCGGACAATTTAGCCACTGCGAGAAGCTCATTATCTTCCGAATACAAACCTATGCTGGTTATATAAGATGCTGGACTATCAGTCGAAATGTTTTTAACCCTGATCTTACTTCCAGACAAATAGGTCGGATTTGAACTATAATTAAATTCATTTGCACTCGCTCTGCAGAAATATATTGTCGAATTCAATTCTGTTGTATTGTTGAAATCGTCATCTTGCCACCTGTTTCTGATGCCATCACATGCGGAAGAAATTTCAGTACCAGTCAACACGGCATCAATCGAAGCGGTATCATATGACACAGCTGGTGCACCAAATTCGCCATCAAAAACCGATGCTGTTAAAACAGCGATGCCAGCTTGGTAATAAAGAAGACCAACTCCAGTTCCCTCCGTAAAGGGAGCCGAACCAGTATAAAGAGGGGCATAGTCTCCTGCTGGAGAATTTATTAAATATGTAGAACCAGCACCGGCATCAGAAATCGTCAATGCATCCGTTGGGGCTGCTGGGGTTCCACCCGTCAGGGTAGTCATAATAAAGCTGCCCTTCTTGATTTCATCTTTTGTCAATAATCTAGAAAAGTTTATAAAAAGACATTCGCGCAGCTTCGTGCCGCCAATCGCGGAAAGATT